AATCGACTTGGTTACCATCCTTGACAGTTTTAGAGGAAAATTATGGCAACCTATAGTAGAGTTTAACGATCTCAAATTGCATACAGCACCTTTAAAGTTTCAAGATCAAAACTTATATGAGCAACAAAACTTTGAAACAAATCAATTTATTGCAATGATGCGTGACAACACTAAACCTCTAGAGGCCCGCAAAGAAGAAATGAAAAAAGTGTTTGACGCTATTAGCGAAACAAACATTGAACTAGTAACCAATCAAGTTAAAGCAATAGAAATGCCAGATGGCAATATAGAATACAACAATCTAGCAATTAAAGAGTTTTTAAATGGTCTTCCTGTACAGGATTTTGAAACTATTAGACTAGCACTAAAGGAAAGACGTGAATTGTTCGAGTTACCACAACAAACTGTTGTGGTTCCAGCCGCAATGCAAGAAAAGGGAGCACCGGAAAAGTTTGAAATTCCAATGGTGTTTAATCAATCAAGTTTTTTCGCTTTGAAGTAAGACAATGTCAATCGCCTGACGAAATTTCAGCCCTTTTAAAACGTTACGAAAAAGAATATCAAGCAATAGAAAAAGACATAATCGAATTAACTTGGTATATGCGTGGCGGTATCTCAATTGATCAATCATACAACCTTAGTCCAGACCAACGTCAAATCTGTTACGATTTAGTCAAACAGAATATCGAATTATCAAAAAAATCAGGTAATAATATAATATAAAGTGTATGTATGTTAGTAGATGAACTACGTTCATCTGTGTTATCGCTATCGCTCAAACACATTTATTTCTTTATATATGAATAATAATTGCGAAGCAATTTAGCATCATGTAGATTGTTTCAGTCAGACGGAACCTGTTTACGGTTCCATCTAATCTTGAACATCATGTGAGTTCGTCACAGCCAAGACTTGGAAGTAGGTTATTTGTTTATACACCTGTTTGTGGGGCTCTGACCTTTCCCCTACCTACGTCGACATCACGTAAAATTCTGCTTTACAAATCGCTTTGCTACCGCAAACCGCTTCGCGGTCTTCTACGCTACCTCCCGCCTCGTTCCGTTGCGTGGAGTTTTTTCAAACACAGTGTTTTCGACTGACAGCATTCAATCTACGTTAACCAGTAGGCCCAATTCTTTTGATGGCTTACCTCACAGTGGTGGTCGATCAACGTGTACGAGTGTCCTTCTCAGGGGACCTTTTACTCAGCGGTATTACAAACTGGCCCGCCAACCTTATGTGCTGTTATATTGCCTTTAGATTTTGAAGTGCTTCTTTGAGAATTTTTGAACCGCCAACTCTAACATTAATAATTCCGTTGTAATACTCGTCTGTTTCTAATACTCTGCGTTCAAATTGTTCTCTAGCCTCGAGGTAACTCATTAGGCCTCTACTGTTGCAAATATATAAAATTTCTCTTGTGAATTTTTCTGGACCAAGTGCCTCTACGTCTGCCTGTAAATGATCTGAAGATCCCCAATAGTCTCTCCAATCACTTTCAATTTTGCTTCTTCTTTTGTTTTTTTTGCCTTTAAGTGGTGGGCGTGTTTTTTTGAATTTGGCTAGTTTTTTGCCTATGTACTTGCGATTGTTGGTAGTATTCGTTATCAGATAGACAAAACCTTCGCAATCTGCGGGAAGTTCTTGTATTTTTTTGCCCTGATAAGTCCACTCCATAGTGATACTTACCGATGCCTAATTTTCAGTATCTAGATTCTGGTTTTGCTTCTTTTTTGCCTTGAGATCTTTGCGCCTATCCTGTACTTCGTATCGCCTTTGTGTGCATAGCCTTCTAATATCACTTAGTATAGAACGTACCTTACGACCGTTTTCATCAAAGCCTTTTGCTTCCCAACGTTCATTCATATTATAGTAATCCATAATTGCTTGGATTAACAGTTCATGTGTTGTTGGGCCTTTAGACATCTACTACCTCAGTATCGGTAGCATAACTTGTAAAGCCGTTTTCTTTGACTACTTTTAATATGTTGTTGACCCTTGAACTTAGTTCATCTTTGTGTGAAATAAGATAGATGTTTTTGTTACGTTCACGAGCCATTTTCTTTAATATTCCTATAGAACTTTCTACACCTGCGGCATCCATACCACTGTCAATAAGTTCATCGATGAACAACAAATTAATGCTTTGATATAGACTTTCCCAAACATCACGGAACGACCAACTCATTGATAAGATGAGTCTATTTCGTTCTCCTCTACTGAGGTTATCAAAGTCCAAGTCACGCCCTAGTTCTGTAATTTCTACTGTTAAATCGTTCTGGAATCGTACTTGATGTGGTAATCCTGTCTTTTCTAAGTAGTACGCTAGACGCTTGTTTAACACAGCAAGGTTCTGATCAATAATACGTTTACGAATAAACGAATCTTTGCTTGTAAGCAGTTTATATAAAAAGTCCATATGTGCTTTCATGTTCTGCAAATCATTCATATAATCCCATGAAATTTCTTTGATTGCTGTGTTTTGCAATTCATCCATTTGTTCTGTGTAAGGATTAGTTTCTTCTTCTTTTTCTTTTTTTCTATCTTCTAGTGTTGCAAGATTGTTTTTGTGATTGTATGCTTCTTCCGCAGTTTCATAAAAAGTTTTTGGTTTGCTATCTAGATCACCAATAGCATCTATCTTGCTTAAACATTCTTCAAGTTGTAGTGCAACGCCTTGTATGTATGTTTCACTTTCTTTGTAATCATTTTCTTTTTCTTTTAACAAATCCGCATGCGAATCATCATGTAATTCTTGTCCACAAGTAAAGCATTTTTTGCTTTTGATATCTTTCAGTTCTTGTTCATATTTTTTGTGCTGTCTTTCTGCACGTTGCAGTGATGCTTCTAAACTTGCTTTTTCTTTTTGCAAGTTTGATAGTTCGTTATTTTTAGTTTCCCAATCACTTAATTTTGTAAATGCATCAATTTCAGCATCAATATCGACTTGAAACAGTTGCATAATTGCTTTGCTCAGTCGTGAAATTTCTTCTGCCTGTGAAGCGTCCCAAGCCTTGCTTTTAATTTCAAGGGCATTAATGGATTCCTGTACAGCCTTGTTTGCACTTTCGACTCCTCTAATGCGAGCATCTTCTTCAGTAATATTGTCACGGACCTGTTTCTGTTGCTCCTTGAGGTTTTCCGCTTTTTCAGACAGAATGGTGATACCTAACAACTGTTCAATAATTTCGCGTTGTGCGTTATTACTGAGAGATAGGAAAGGCTCTGTATAGGTATTAAGTGCCACCAAGTGTTTGAACATACCATGACTCATGTTCAAAAGTCGTTCTATTTCTTCCTGCGTTTTACGTGAATCACCTTGTGATTCATCTATATCATCAGCAGTACTATCAACATCGTTGATATAAAATTTTAATACGTTCTTTCTTCTACCACGCTCAATACGATATGAACGTCCTTCTTTTTCAAACTCAACAGTAACCAACATGTCTTTGCCGTTGGTTTTGTTAATTAAATTTTCTTTACGAATCTTTGTAAGTGCTTCACCGTACAGTGCATAACTTAGTGCATTAATAATAGTAGTCTTACCTGTACCATTACGTGAACCTGCATCATCACCACCTAGGTCCATGTTTTCACCTAGCACAAGGGTCAAGAAGTTTTTATCAAAATCAACTGCCTGTGTTGTGTTTCCAACACTCATGAAGTTTTTAACTGTTAGGGTTTTAATTTTAAACATTATAAATTCCTATAGATATCTAAAAGCGTGTTTGGTCTGTACTGCTCACTTTGTATTTTTGTAATTTGATCAGTAACAATTTGATCTACACTTTCAAATTCAATTTCTCCACGTTCAAGTGTTAGTGCTTCGTCATTTTCTTCTGTGTTTGGTAACAAACTAATTTCACGTACATCGTATTGTGCAGTAAAGTTTTCTTTAATAAAGTTTGCTTCTTCGTAACTAATATCAATATCAAGTGTAACACGTAGATATAAATTGCTAGGCGATAAAATGCTTTCTGTATTGTCAAGTAACTGTGAAAGTTTTACAGTTCGATACTTAGGACAGTCTGTCCAATCAATATATTTTGGCTGACCGTCCCATTCAAGTATCATCATACCACGCTCGTCGTCCCAAGCATCAGCATAATTGTGTGGAAAGGCGTTGCCGATGTAATGGATATTATTTTGTGTTTGACGTTTATGGAAATGACCACTAAAAACTAATTCTTGATTCTTAAAGTCTGTGGCTTTAACTTCACCTGTATCCGGCATCTCTACCATAGCATTCATTTTAAAGTGTGGAAGTTCAAAGTGACCAAACATATATTTGCACTTCATTTTTACTACGTTTTTCCACTCTTCACCAACTAACCATGGAACTAATCCAACATTGTCTATAACCATTGGTTCGTTAACCACAGTAACACCAGGTACGTGTTTGCCAAATACTACAGAATGAATTTCTCTTTTGTCTTTGTAATACAAATCGTGATTGCCTGGGAAGAAGTAAAACTTATCAAAAGCCGCACCTAGTTTTTCCAGTGAACGCAAACTAGCGTCCATTGTGGTTAAATTTAATGCACTTCTATTATGATGCCAGTCACCTGTAAATAGGCCCACATCACAACCGTTTGCTTTGGCTTGTTCTATGTACCAATCTACAAAACGTTCGCAATCATCGTTGTGTATTTTTGAATTCGATTTGAGACCAAAGTGAATATCTGTAAACACCGCGGCCTTTTTAAATAATTGTGTCATGCCTTTCCTTATACTAATCTACAATATTATACGAAATTAAAAAAGTTTTGTCAACCTTAGTAGTCCGCTTTTGGACGTCTCATATTTTTGTAGAACTCTGCAAGTTTTTCTTTGTCTTCTTTAAACACTTCTTCATTCTGTCTAGTGAATGATGGATTCAAACCGTTTTCTTGTAGGATATCGTCACGAATGTTTTGATTTTTCTTTTCGATGTTCAGTACCCTAGTAAATGAATTTGTAACTGCGGCAGTGTAATAAGCAAATGGATTTAAACTTTTGCTTTCATCAAACTGTAAACCAATCTGTGAAAGTTGTAGCACAGCCTGTGCTCTCATCTCATCATTGTAAGTGTAACCACGCCAGTTACTTCTTGTACCATAACGATCAGCAAGTTTTAGAAACATGCGTCCTAGGTTTTCAGTCATGCGTCCGTGATCCTTGCTAAAGTGGCCATTGTGAATACCGCCCTGCCAGTGGCTTTTACCTACACAAATCAAGTTATCATTTTCGTCATATTTCCAATGTTGGAATGGAGGAAAGTTAACTTTTGTGTGTTCATCTGCTACTGTTTTAGTTTTGCGTTTGCGACCTGGCTCTAGTGGAATATGATCAAAAGTCATAATCCTAAAAATCAGATCTGTTTTTTCAATTTTACGCCAATCTGGCAAACAATCTGCTTGTTTTACTTTTCTTTTTTCTTCTTTTGCTTTTTCATATGCGGCTTTACCGATTCTATCGGCTTGATTACGCTTTGCCTGTGCAATACTAAGTCTGTTGATTTTTTCTAAACTTGGTAAAATTATGTCATGTTGTGCATGTTCGTCGTCTACAAACGAGCAATAAGTACACTTGCTGATATGAATCTCTGATAGTAGATCTTTATTTGTTAAGTATTTCGTTCTTTTCATTAGATTCTCCGATTAATATAAGTATTATAAACTACGCAGTTAAAAAAAGCAATAAATATTGTTATAAAAAGGAACCAAAATATGGCAGGAAATAATCCAAACAGTTTTATAGACAAAGTAGGTAGTTTCGGTGGTAAGTTCG